GGTATTCAGACAAATGGGTGAATGCACACATTCCAAGGAATCATGATCACTGCAACGAGGCATTGAAGGACACCGTGGAAGGCACTCCCGACAAAATGCGCCAGGTCTTGAAGACAATGTTTGATATGCATGATTTAAGATGCTCACTATGTAGGCTGGAATGGCGAAATAGGTCACACGATGAGCACCAGAAGCTTTTGTATCCACAAGTGACAGATTATATGAACAAAAACCCGAAAAACAAGTTGGCATTGTTTCGAACGTTCGCAGATTACATGGTTGGAAAAGAGCAACCAGATGAAAGGCAATTGAGGCCGAATGAAGGACTGCAACTGGTTGACGTTTGGCGAACAATGAAGCAAACAATTCACATTCCAAACAGAATTGTTTACATGGGTATGTTCACAGACAGTTATGGAAACTTTGATTTCTTTCCAAACACATCCATGCCAGAATTGTTTCCAAGGTTTATGAAGCCAGTCACACACAGATTAAAAGAAAATGGGAACATTGTCACAAGCTTTAGATACGTGGACGCTGAAGAAATGATACAGACTAGCATTGAGAGTCTGTATCCACATTTTGAAAGCACGTATTGGAATGCCCAGGCAAGGGCTGTTCATCGCGCACAACCTTTGCACGAATGTTCCATGGAGATCAACGGAGAGACCAAAGTCGTATGTCATTGGGAAGGTAACACACCATTGTACAATCCCATCATACGAGCAACTCCTGGACAACTTCCCTTTGGTGTGGTGAATCACCTGTTGAGTATAGGTGATCGGAATGGAAGGCACCAATATGTACCAGAAAATGGGTATTGTTATATGTACATATTTGCGTGTGCTATGGTATTCTGTGGAAATAGTAACAGATCAACTGTTGACAAGTTCGTCAACCAGGTTTGCAATGACTTGGGACCGTGGCCAAAATTCTCTGAAGTTCTGCGACAACTGAACTGGATGGCAACATTTTATGGGTGCTACGATGCATTGGTTCCGGTAATTTTAGTTGACCACATTAATAAGACCATGCATGTGCCAACACCATATGGAATTAAGCAATCGGGCATGCATACGATTAGAGTTAACACAGTGCTTGAGTTGATCTCACTCGACACAATGGCTGATGGAGCCATGAAAGATTACAAGATTGGAGGATTCCAGGAAACTGTGTTGAGTATTCAAGCCTGCGTCAAAAGCCGGAAGGAATTTGTGCGGAAACTGAATAAGGATGCTGAGTGGTTAGTCGACATGTTCGTTAATCCGTCAACTTTATTCGCACTGGGTGGCTTAATCGAAGTTCATCAACTCATACTTGCTGACGTGGAGAATTCATTTGACAAATCAGCGGCATTGTTGAACTTAAGGCAAATGGCTATGAAGTTAGGGCCGCACTTGGAATCAAAGCAGCGAGTTCGCCAGTACATGGAACTCATGATTCAGCATCGAGCATCCGTGGAGGCCATCATACCATCAACGCATATGAGGGAGGAAATCAAAGCTTACATTGACTCTCTCCAACGGTCAGTGCTTGAAGAGCAGTGCCTAATAGAAATGGATAGAGTTGGAGGCAAGGAAAAAATGCTCGTCGAGCAAGACATTTCACACGGCGAGTGTGCGTACAACGAGTTCTTCAACTCCATTGGCTACTTAAACTTTCATGGCACCGTGTTACGACTCACCTATTCTGGTCCAGGAAGAAAGGTTGGAGAAATGTGCGAAAGTTTAAAGAACAATTGGTTGACACGTTATCTCCGAGGACCGAAAGTGCCAGAAGGTTGCAAAGAGAGTTCCTTGAGGACCTGGAAGAAGGTTACTCACCTCTTCGGCGAAGCTTACAAATGGGCCTTCTGCACAATGGCAGCCAACGTCTTGCAAGTTATACTCATAGGCCTTTC